TCTTCTTTGTTAAAGTTATCTTTAACATATTTAATTGAAGCTTGTTTAAATTCTGTTCGTTTCCTACCAAACGCTTGCAGTTTCACATATTTACGCCATTCACTGGGCGCAAATTCATAATATGTAATTCCATTAAATAAACAAAAACCGTAGACCGCTCCAATAATTTTCATGAGCATATCTATGACTTTCATATTTCCAAACACAACATCTTTTTCTATTACTATAATATCAGGCTTTAACTGTCCTATATCAGCCAGTAATTCTTTGACCATTAATTCAAGACGTTTATAACCGTTCTTTTCTTTTTTAAAATTATCAATAACACCCGATTCTTGATAGACGCCATCTTTAAAAATAGCCCATCCTGTAGATGTTGTACTGGTATCAAGAGATAGAAGAGTAATCATATTGTGTCCTCCTCTAATTCATAACGACACCAAAGTTCATATGCCTCTTTGGTTTCTTCTTTTAAGAAGATCATTACCAAAATAGTATTACCTGTTTTCCTGTCCATTCCTGTATATATATCAATTGGGTAAATACCGTTTGCGATATATAATTTAAATTGTTTGCTATTAACAATTCGCACAACTTCTTCAGGACGGTATGGACGTGGATGTAAGTTTGAATTTACTAAATCATGACTGACCATATATCTTTAACCAATCCTTTCTCGTACAAAAAAAGGGCATAACCTCGCCTGAACAGCGTAAGCTATGCCCTTATCAATATGACTACCACCAAAAATTAGGGGGTAGTATTTGTTAAAGTATAAAAATAATCACTGTTCATTCAAAAATAATTAATGCTTTTTGTAAACAATTGAACGGGGTACGTTCTTACCTGATTCACGGGTAGCATTATAAACCGCTTTCTTTACTGTCTCTCCAGCAATTTGCTTTTCAACCTCTGGCTTAACAGATTCAGATTCTTTCTCCTCGGTTTTTACGGGTTTAGCTTCTTCAGCCATAATCTTTTTGTAAGAATTAGCCATAGAGTTTTTAAGCATTTTCATTTTATTTTGATCCATTCCCTGAAGCACTTTTTGGGCATCTTCTTTAGAGGTTTGTCCTGCTTCAAAAGAGGAAAGGATATCAAAGAGATCTACACATTCCTTACTACAATACATTGTCATAAACGTGGGATAATTGAGGAATCGGTCACAGTTTGTGCAATACTCATAATGTTTCCCACAGACAACACAGGTTCTATCAAATTTTCCCATGTTTTTCTCCTTTACATTTAAATTGTAATAATAGTTACTAAAAAAATAAAAAACAGAGTGGGCTGTGGCACCCACTCTGCCATTTAACAAATTTAATTAAAATCTGTTTCTTACTGCTCAGTATCAGCTGTAGCATAGTAAACATGATACAGGGATTTATCAGTGGAGCAGTAGTCAGTCTGAAGACTACCATTGAAGTCCAGAGTTGCGTTATCAGAACTCAGAGCGATAGTGGTCTCAGGGCTAGGCTGGAAGGACGGAAGCACGATATAGACAGCGCGGAGCGTATCTGCTTCACAGGGATCAACGCACAGACCTTTCAGAGTCAGACGAACAGTTGCCGGGAACTTGTCAGCGGAGTTAAGAATATCAACACCCTCTGTAACGTTCCTGTCAAATTTAACAACATACTGAGACTCAGCAGTATCTGTAGGAGCAGTCAGCTTAGTACCTGCCAGACCAAATTCAGTTGCAGAAGCGGCAGTACCCTGAGTATAAGCTTTACCCATAGCACCGTTGGTGCCCAGAGCATTAACAGTAATACGATTACCAGCGACAAAACCATTCAGATCAACAGTAGTACCAGCCTTAACTGTGATAATCTTAGGCATAACAATGACGTTATCAGCGGTAGCAATATTAGCTTCGTTACCAGACTGAGCAGCCATAACGTTCAGGTTAAGCATAGCGTTGGTTGCAGTAAACTCACCAGTTTTTGCGTTCCAGAAGCGCTTAATCAGTGTACCGTCTTTATCAACGGCATCACGGGACTCAGCAGAAATTTCAATCGAAGCCTCGGAAAGCTGAGTCAGGACATAAAGAGGCGTACCATCAAACTTTTCGGCATAGCCCATGGAAATTCTATCGATAATTAAATCACCAAGTTTAAAAGCCATAGTAATTACCTTCCTTTCTTATAATATTTATTTTTTATCTTTTGCAATTCCCCTATCATATTCGTGTTTAATTTCACGCATGAAATTGAATTGCTCTTTATCTACTTTAGAAACATCAGCAAAGCCAGAATATGACCCATGTAAAAGTGCACTCGTAGATTCAATAATCTGTAATCTTTGTACACTATCCATAAATTCATAATATCCAACCTGTTTTAATTCTTGCTTGTTATATTTGAAACCGGGATGATTTAAACATCCAGATATAAGTGGCAGAAGATAAGATGTAGAACTTTTATCTTCATCTTTTCTAGCATTTAATTTCATTTCTTCTTCTTCAATCATCCACTCTTTAGTAGTACGATCTTTGGCTTTTTCTATTTTGGGAAACATATTGAAAGTGCTTCTTAAATAATAAACAATCACATTATAACTATCTTCATCTAACTCGAAATCATTTTCAGGATTATAGAGGGTCGAATTTCGCAAGACTTTGATAATATCTGTAATTCCCTTCTCATCAATATTTGTCCAATTTTCTTCAGGCAGAGTATATATTTCGAACTTAGAAAAATCCAAGTCTCCAAAAATCAATCGGGTCTGCTCTATACTCAAAGTTCTGTAAAGAATCATAAACAACTGATAATCATTTAAAAAAGTCCAATCAATATTCATATCTTTCCAAAGAAAAAGCCTGTAGCTAGTAGGATTAGCTGTAAATACATTTAACATCGTCCAGAAACTGGATTCACCATATTGTTTATCGTACTCTAATATATCTCCGATGGTAGGTTGATGAATGGTAATGAAATCATTAACTTTAAAATCATCTCCGTAGAATAATTGAAGCTGAGTAATATTAGAATTGACTGAAGTTGTCATAGTTATTATTCGTGCCCATATGCCCATTAACGACATTGGGTGCTTTCATAAAGAATCTCATTCTACGGATATAATATTGTGCGTCAATAATCATAGGCTTATCTTCATAGCATCTGAGTTGTCTACCTAATGCGTTTGTCCAGCAGAGTAAATCACGAACGATATAACTAAGCAAGTCAGTGCGTGCTATACCATACTCAGTATCCATATCATCTTCATGAACGACACAATATACTTCGATAAGCTCATTCTTAACAGCTTTACCACCACGATCGTATCTGTCTGTTTGATCCCATATATCAAACATTATAAAATTAAGCACTTCCTTCTGTACCCCGTTTAATTTAATCCAAGGCACAATCTGGTCATGCTTAATCGCTTCATTATAATCTAATATTTCCTGACGTTTCTTTAATTCTTCTTCTGTAGGATTATCTTTATCCTTATATTTATTCAGGGGTTTAGGCTGTTTAGCACCTAATACCTCTTTGAGATCTGGGTCTTCATTAAATATTTTCATAAGTTCATCTTTTTTATAAATGATGTCGTTATTATGTCGATTGTCCAAATCTCGTTTTATATTGGCTATATCTCTTTTCATCCTATTACCTCCACATCCATGGTAGAGCGGCTTTCACCATCCAAATCAGTAACAGTAAGAACAAAAGTATGCCCAATTAAAGTAGATGCTTTCTTAGGATGAATTGAAATGATATTATCATCAATTTTATCCATCACCATTAATCTATCTAAACGATTAATTTCAACATCCGTTAATCCATCATTGTCTTTTAATTCTAGTTTCCATTCTGACTTTCTATTGGGATCAATAACCTGTTCTCCACCAACAGTTCCTGTATAATATTCCGCAACAAAATAATATGTACCATTCAATTGCAATTTGTTATAATCTGTATCCCTAATACTTTGGTCAACATAATCAATTTCTAATTCACCATTATCATTAACATGTGCCGTATAAATGTAACTGGTAAGTGTGCTTTCTTGAGGCTCCGCTTCAGGAATAATGATTTGCGTTTCGCCTGTATCATCATAATAATTACAAATCAAAAGTTCACGATTATCACGTTTTTCGTCCCACTCATCCTGTTTAAGAGTTAAATTAATAACGCCCATAGGGTTAAGGTCAACTACTTTTGTAATTTCATAAACTTTGGGATTGATTTTATTATGTGACATAACAAAACGTTGCTCATACGACATATATCGAGTGTCACAAAGATTGTATTTTTTTAATCCCTCGTCACCATAAAGGTAATGAGTATCGGGCACCCAACCATTCGTAACGTTATCAAGACCAACTGTATAATCAGCTGCCCAAACACCGCTTGTATATGAATTAGCGTTTCTTGAACATCCGATAATATGCATCAATTCCATTTTTCCATGAACCTTACACATCCACTTAAAATCCCAGTTACATTTTAAAATATTATATCTAACAAACTGTGCTTCATCATTCCGATTAACAATCATCCACAATTTATCCATATCAAACCCTTCATCTTTAAAAGGGTCGTCAGGTTCATATTCTTCAAAACCAATTTCATCATTCGTATCATTAGGTATAAATACATATACTCCAATTGGATAATGGACTTTAGGTCTAAATTGCAGATAATAATCCACGGCATCTTTTAATATTGATACGGTAGCATGTTTGGAATATTTGGCATCTTCATAATGCCAACCATTTTCAGGGTCAAGTATATATACACGTTTGTATCCTGTGTCACCAGTAAAGGCAGCATTCATTATCATATCAGACTGATTACGTCTAGCTTGTGATAAGTTTTTACCTCTACTGGTCAACATTGATTTATACATATCCTGTGTAATCAAACCACATCACTCCACGCCAATTTTATCAACGAGATTATGTGCGTCTAATACAAATTTTCTATATACTTGATAATCAAACTGCTCATTACAAGATTCCCGATAAGCAGCTTGCAATTTACAACAAATATCTATTATTGGCTCAGGATAGCAGAGCAATTCATTTAGCCCATCTATCTCCTTCATGAGATTCACAAAATATTTTGGGAAATCTACACTTTCATAATTTTGTGCGGTTTTCGGATCTTTATAGAGAAGTAGCCAAAATAATTTTTTATGGAGTTTACTTTTGAATTCAGCAACTTGTGCATCACTGAATTTACCGTAGAGATATTCCATTAGGACTCACCACTCCTTAGTCTGGATGAATATGAGGTGCCATCAATATATGAATTATTAGTTAAACCACGATCTCTGATAAGTTTTCTTTGTAAATAAATTGCTTTATCTAAAACTTCATTATTTACAGCAGTATGATTAGCTTGTGCATAAAATTTCTCTGCGCTAGTACCATACATCTGTGTAAGATTCACGGTACTAAACACCAACGGCATAAGCCACTGTACAATCATTCCATACCCAATAACATCTGCAATAAATATCTTATCTAAAGATTCATTAATTTCTCTTACTAATTCATATTCAATATGTCCTTCAACAATAACAGGTTCGCCTGTTTCTTCATCCACAACAACTTCACCATCTTCGTCCAGCTTTTCAGTTGGATCATTAATGGTAATGTTGTTAAACAGTCTGCTTACATAAGGGTCACTAACAGCGGAATAAATTAAACCCCATAAAAATTCATTCCGATATTCATCTGTGATATCTTCTGTAAACAAATTAAGTATCTCCCCCTTCCGAAGAAAGGAGGAGATTAATTCGTCATATGTAATAGTAGGCATTGGACTACCTCCTATTCACATTATTCTGTATCGCTATTTAGCCCAGTCAGAATAGCCAAGTCAGTGCCCCAAGCACCATCTAAAGCCCTGATAGTAGAAATGCTATCAAGTTCACCTGTTCTGACCATGTCAGCAGCAACACTCTTCATACTATCTACAACGCCAGCGGGCAGATTAGGAAGAATTGCCTGAACTTCCCTTACAGGTCTTTTAAGTAAAGCCTTTAAATCCGATACCGGATAAAGATTCTCATAGAACTGCTTTAATTTAGGAAACTCATTAATAAAGTCCTGATCTTCGACAATAATCATAGGACGGAAGAGTAGATTAGTGCCAGCACGTACTTCTGCTACCAAATCCTGATATTCAATACCAATTGTGTCATTTCTACCCAAAAACGTGTAAATCATATTAGTTCTTTTGCCAAGAAGATGTGTTTTACCAACAAGTACAGACTTACAAGGAATTCTGTCATCAGATGCAAACTTCCTCTTTTCTGAGACAGTCTTCTTTGTTTCTACAACTTCAGGCTCAATCACAACATTCTCAGCAATTGTAGGTGCAGGTGTAATAACCTGCGTTTTCTTAGCACTTCTTGCCATAATTCTTTACTCCTTTTAAATCCAATATTTAATTATTATTAGGCGGGAAGAGTCCACATACCGAAATAACGACCAAGCTGAACGCCCACGCCGAAGCCACGGGTCATTTCATACTTCATAACGTCATCCCAACGACCGTTCTCTTCACCCTTCTCGGTGACCTGATAAATCTCGGTCTCACCCTGATCAACGACCTTGACAAACTTATCCTCGATAACAGGCAGAATAAGTAAAATCTTATCATCAAAAGCTTTCTGAGTCAGGGACTTATCCAAATAACGCTGAGGAATCTCAACCAGCTCAGTTCCCTCGTAAGTACCAAGTCTACCAGTATTAGCAACAGACTCCTTCTGAGACTGTGCTCTCCAGTCAACATCAGTCAGAGCGTTCAGTTTCTTCAGAGCAGTTTTAGTACCAACAATAATAGCTTCACACCCATTAATGGTTTCGACTTCTGTGATAATCTCATCAAAAGTATCTTTAACCAAAGTGTTATTACCAATCAGAGTAGGAGAAGCGGGAAGCTTCTTATAAGCATCGCCAAATGCCGCATAAATCTGATTAATAAGTTCAGTCTGGAATGCCTTAGCAACTGCATTCACCAGTGCAGCCCAATCTTCTTGACCAACAAGATAACGATCAATCTGTGCGCCAACAGCAGCACCATAGACTTCCTGCTTAACAGTAAATCTTTCGCCCCTGCCAAGTCTCTGGAGTACGAAATCATGATGCTGACCAGAAACCTTAGCAACACTCAGAAGAGTGTCATCCTCAGTTACGAATTCAATAATATCATCATTGGCGATAGAACGTCTGTCAACATACTGCATGAAGAAATCGTTCTCACGAAGTCCTTCCTCAATCTTCAGATCAACAACTTCCTCGATAACTTCAAACAGCTCTTCGCCGTGCTTACGCATTGCACGATGCAGAGTGCGTTTAGTAGGCTTCTCTTCATGAATATCAAGAATCTGATAAACGAATTTTCTCAGCTTATCATTAGCTTCCTGCTTACCAATAACCTTGCCATCATCAACAATATCATTGCCCATAGCAAGATCAAACATCAGATTGCGAACAGACTCATAAGGAGTCTCCGCAAAGATATTTCTAAGGTGTTCAGTAGAAAATACTTTAATCATATCGCTTTATCCTCCTTTCTATAGTCTATTACGCTGCAACGACATACTTGCCGTCTGCAAAAGATACTGTCTTGCCAACAGCGGGTATACCTTGGAATCCCTCGACAGACATCTCAAAGATATCGCCCTTAACCAGAGAATAACCCTTAACAACATCACCAGTCTTATTCACCCATGCTTTAGGATTTTCGGTCTGAGGAATATCATAAGGAGTAATTTCAGGCATCAGAATCCAAAGCGCCTCTGTAGCTTCAGTAACTTCAACATACCAATTACCATTAGCGGCCTGCTCAACAATCTTACCCGCAAAAGTAGGAGCAGCCGCCTCTTTATAAGTACCAAGTTTAATGTAATCGCCACGACCAACCAGTTCACCATTATCGTGATCAGCAGTCAGTTCGATATCAAAAATGTGTCCACCACCATTAGCTGCAAGCAGTCTGGAAGGGAACGCTTCGTTATGTGTAAAAACAAAAGCAATATCAATCATAACGTTTAACTCCTTTCTTAAAATTTAATAAATATTAGTCAAAGAGATTTCCATATCTCTTGTTGCTATCAGCAGATTTTCCCTCAGGAACTCTAAATAGAGAGAACTTGTGCTGATTAGTGTCCTTTGCGACATGCGTCTTTTTGCTATTGGATTTAGCATAAGAAAGCAGAAGAGCATCGCATTTAGCTTGAATTTCATCAGCAGAATATTCAGAAGCCTTTGCTTTGATTTCTGCAAATTCGGCAGAACCAGAAATATCATTCCAATCTTCAGAATTAATAATTGCTTCTTTACGAGAATCTTCTTCGGCTTGCTGATATTTAGCCAATTCATCAGACATAGCAGAATACTTAGAACGCATATTCTCAATTTCAGCTTCCTCAGTATCTGTTACATAAATTGCATGAACAGGTATTCTGTCACCCTTGAGAGAGAAGACGCCAGCACGTTCGCCATAAGACTGACGATAAGCACTACCAGCCCAAATGTCTACCATTACAAGTTCTTTATCATAAACAATTACATTGTAATAAGTGTTATCAGCCTCAGAATAAGCATCATTAACCAGAGTAGAAAGCGCATAAATTTTATCATTCAGAGACACAGCAAATTCTTTGCCATTAACACTATAGGCGATAGAGTTGTCAATCTTTTTAACTGGTTCATCATCATCTTGTGCACCATCTTCACCTTCGTCCGCTTCAGGTTCAGGATCTGTTTCAGGCTCTTCGGGTTCTGCTTCTCCCTCAGAATCATCACCTTCAGCACCCTCATCTCCAGATTCAGGATTATCTTCAAAATTCGATTCAGGAGTAGGATCAGCTTCAGCATTACCAAACATCTCTTCGAATTTAGCTTTCAGCTCTTCATCTGTCAGATTATCATGCTCAAAAGTGATATCTTCAGCAGTCACATTGTACTGCTCCAACAGTTGCTCAAATAAGCCCATATCATCTTTTCCTCCTTTCATAGAATTTTGATCTATCTCAAATGTGGCTTTATCCACATTGAAATTTAATAAAGATATATTAGCACCTTCCATGGCTGGCTCTACTGTCGAACCATCTTCATAATATCCAAGGATAGTAATTCCTTTAAACACAAAATCATCAATATTTAAAATCTTTTCCTTGGCATCATATGAAAAATCATAAACATCAATTTCTACAGATACAGGACATTGACCGTCCGCATCCATAAGAATTTCAGGTGCTTTTGTGTACCCCTCATAAAGATAAGCATCTGTTTCAATATATTCTTTATCTTTATCAGCATCATATACTAATTCTGGTTTAGCATCGGTAGGAACATGACCTACAGGAATCTCATCATAAACAATTTCCCCATTTTCACCCTCGTGCATTGCATGCCAACCAAAAACATTTTTCTGCTCTCCATCAATCTCAAGCTGATGGATATACGCTAAAATAGGTCGATTCTTAATACTTTTTAAGTTCTTTTTCATAGAACTGTAAGTAATCTGACTTCTATTTCTATTTTTACCTACGTGAGCAGCTTTTAAATGCGCTTTTACAAGACCATCTTTATCTGTATCTTTATTAAAAGATAGAGATCCCTCAAGCCCGATAGCCACAAATGAGCCACCAAATTCGTCTTTAGAAAACTTCAGATTACTTCCTTTATTTACCAGATAATCATAAAAAGCGTCTATACTAATAAACATGATTACACCTCCTTTATAAATGCACCGTTCTTGAAAAGGTACATTTATCAACAGGAATAGTGCTATATTTTCCGTCTTCAAAACGACCTATATTCACAAATACAAACTGACTTCCTTCTTTTTCCATTTCGGGATAACCAGCCTGTCTAAGCATTTCAGCTACCTCTGCATCAGAGGTTTTAATAAACGGCATTTTTTCCATTGTTAAACCTCCTTTTATCCATTTGACCTGTCTCTTTTCTCCCTAGTTGCTTCTCCATCGTCCGTAAGTGACCCATCATCAGACTCTGGTCTACCAACCTCACCATCACTATTACCAGAAGACGTATGACTAGATGCAAGAGGACTATTAAACTTATCAGACAGACCAAGAATATTTTCTTCAAGATAATTAGTAGCCAACGACTCGTATTCACTAATACCACTTAATGTATTAAGTGCAAGTTTTACAGGAAGACCATAAGTGCCATTTTCTAGCAACTCTTTCCTAAAGTCCTCTTTTGTATAAGCACTAATAGGGAAGAACACTACTTTACAAGGTGCGCTCAGATTATAAGTTGCATATCTATTAACCCATCCTTGAGTCTGTCCAAGTAAAGAACTGATTGCCAATTCTGTATCAACCTTCATTGCCAGTTTCAGACCAGTTGTACCTGTAATAGATATACTATTCAATACCTGTCCACCCATACCAGAATTAAGTACATTTTCTGTAGCTTTAGTCACCTTATTACTATTAGTAGTAGCATCATTGTCACTAAAACCAATGGTATTTAATTTTCCGGGCACGATAACGGCAGAAGTGTAATCTGGCAATGCTTCTTCACACATTCTATTAAAATATTGGATAATTATTTCGGGATCTACCTTCCAATCATCAATATTTTTACTTCCTGCTATTGTTTCCATTTCTATCCAAATTAATTTATAAATGTCTTGTTCATCTGCAATGGCTTGAAAATCTTTAACATCCTCTAAATTAATTAACTCAGCAAATAAGCCAGAATAATATGGAACAATCACTTTCCAATCTTCTATATTTAATTTTAAACAAACAGTATATTCTTCTGGAAATACTTGCCATTTAAAATCATCACCGCCAGATTGATATTGGCGATACATTGATTCAAAAGGTTCTCCCCAATATTCCAGTAGATAGTTATACGTGCCTGTAAAATATGACATATCCATGGCAAATGCAAAATCACCAGTAGGAAATCTACCCGCAATCTTACAATAGTCTGGATCAAGCGGAAGAATAAATAATCCATTATCATCGTCATAATAAGCACAACCATAAAATACATCTTGAAGAAAACAAATAAGATATATCATCAAGAATTTTTGCTGAAGGTCAAGACTGTCAATAAACTTAGCTGTTTCAGCATATTCTTTTAATATTTTCTTGTCATTTTGTGTATTAGCAGTTACATCATAATTAGGAATAATACGCCTTGCATCTAATTCAAACATAGTCGCATTATAATTGATAAGTTTCTTGTACATTTGTGATCGATAATAAAGATACCAAGAAAGATTCCTTAAATTCTTTTCATTATTACCAATATTTTTTAAATAAGAAAGAAGTTTGCCTTTATCAAAAGTAGGAATGGCTTTTCTTGTGTTTTTTGTCACATCTGTAATTTGCTTGAATGAATTTTGAGCTGCTTCAAAATTCTTTAATTTATTGTAATTATCATTATAAAAAGACTGTAATTCAGAAACCGTCTTTTCACCATGTTGAGTATTTATTAACTCTCGTGCCGGAGTTGCATTCGACACATTGCGATTTTTTCTTCTTTTACGTGCCATAAGCACCCTCCTTAAATTATTCTATTATTTCTTGTGCGTCCTCTTCTAATAGGAAGACTATATACAAGTTGTTCTACATCTGACATAGTAGGTTTTAATTGTAATTCTAATTGTTTCATACACCAGTAATTATATGAAAGAGAAGAGTAACGGTCTTTTCTGTTACCTTTTGTCTCAAACACTTTCAACTTACCATCTTTATAATAGCCTTTTAATTTTACCAATTCAAAAATAGCGGCAGACGTTTCTGCATATGATTTAAGCAATTCGCCTTTTTCATATACAGTTAATTTCTTATACCCCTTGAATTCTTTAGAAAGATATATTTCCGCATCATTCTCAGATACTAAGAAATCAACATTACCATTTTGAATTGCGTTACGAAGTAAAAGACAATATATACTGTTAGAATCAGCTGATGCTTTTACAGAATAAACAACTTTTTTAGCGTCACGAACTTTACAACGCTGTGCCATTTCATCATTATTACAGCAAGTTAATGCTTTATAAGTGTTCCCTGTTTCAGGATCATATTGGTCTTTTATAATATAGTCGTACACTCCTAGACCTACCATTTTGTTAACTTATAGGTTTTTTATCCTATAATTCTATTAGTTTTTATTCCTAATAGTTCAGCATATTTTTTTATCTATTTTTTTAATCTTTTCTAAAAACTCATAATACTGTTTTTTGACGGTGTGTCTTTTTCCATACATTGAATGAAATTTTTTATGACATTCTTTGCATAATGTCACTCCATTATTCACATCATATCTTTCATCTATATAATCTTTAAAATTATTTAAATGATGTGCTTCTAAAATAACAGTACCATGACGCCCTTTATAATTTTTCGCCCCACAACATTGGCAAGTAAAATGATCACGAATAAAAACATCACGTCTAAATTCTCGATACTTAGGATCATAACGTTCTATACGTTCTGTTTTTCGTGCATCCCCTTTCCAATTAGAGCCTAGTTCCCCTTTATGAGTAGCCGAGTAAAGAATTCCGTAATTTGGAACCCCATATTTTTCTAAACAAGTTTTTGTCGCTTTTGCACGAACTTCCTCATTTTGTATAGAATAAGGAACCCCATATTTTTCAAGATTTGTTTTTCTGATTTTTTCTTGTATTTCTTTATTCGCAAAAGGATTTTCAGAACCATATTTCTCTAAATTGGTTTGTTTAATTTTGTTTTTTACAGATGGTATCTGCCAACTACTAGTCACACCATATTTATTAAATAAAGCATCTTGCGATTTTTGTGTAATACATTCAAGATTATTACAACAGTCTAATTTTATAATCCCCTCTTCATTACATTTACGCCAAGTGCAAAATTTAGTAAAATATTCACGACCGCAATAATCGCATTTTAATTTAATTAATACTTGACTATATGGTGACAAATCATGCACTTTCACATCAAATTCGTCACCCATATTAGTATAGCAATAGCCTTTCTGTTGATACTGTTTTATGTTTCTTGGATTCCATTTCATTTTTACGGTTTCACTCAATAACATTTTTCTTACCTCTCTTTCTTTGTAAAATTGAGGTAAGATAAATATTAAATTTGTAATTCTTTTTACTAACTCACAAGTTAACCTCTTAAAAAATAGATAGAGCGGTCTCGTGGAGAGGTTATATTCTATTATAAATAGTTTCACTCTCTATGCGTTGCCCCTGACTATATTTTTACATATAGCCTTCGGTTCGAGTTGGCATTACAGCTTTCTCGCTTAATTCCGCTCTTTACATTTTATTATCACTAATAAAAGCGGCATAAGTTTACCGTTGGTATCAATTACCATATATGTACAATTATATTGATAAAAATATCTCATTACTATCAGACCCAATTCGTCTGCGGTTAATCCTTCAAATGTTTGCCCAAAAACAAAATGAGCCTTATATTTTGTGTCTGTCGTTCTTATAGCATTATTAATATATATAGCAGAAGCGTCATTACGCTTCTTTTTCGTAGAAGCCATTAATGCTATATCAACTGATAAAATTCGTTCACCATTTTTAGGCGGTGGTGGCACAGGATTGTCTTTAGAATAAAACTTTAGAGGTAATAATCCTTTTTTATTTACTCTTAACCGTGTAGCTTCATCAAAACTAAACACACCCCCCTCATTGTCGCCATACCAAAAACAGTCATCTTCCATATGAAAAGCAACTTCATCAAAATCATCTTCTGACATACGGTCTTCAACTTCGTCTCTCATCAGCAAACCTTCAAGAATAGATATTTGATATGGAAGACCACAAACAAAATATTTTCTTTTAGGATTAATAAAGTTTTTGAAATATGCCAAAAATTTATCATATCCCCAACTTGACTTTAGCCAAGCAGAAGACATATATATTTCTTTATTACGCTCTTGAAGATGAGAATATTCTGGTTTACTAAGGTAACCCGGTGATCGAGGGGCTTTTAAAAATTCACGAATAACACTATCAATAATACGTTTATCTGTTTTAACATATTCATCCACTATAATAATATTACAGTGAGCAGAACGAGCGTTATCAGTACTAGTAGTTATTTTAATCCAACTATCATTCTTAAAATATACAGAGCCATCATTTTGTCCAATACTTATTTTAGCTATTTCATTTCTTAAAAAACTGCTTTGAGGACAAAACTCATCTCTAATTTTCAATAGCGATTCAGCAGCTTGTTTTAATACAGGAGCAGTTATTATAACTTTAGAACCGGGATATAAAATACAATATATTACTGCCACGAGTGCAACTAACATTGTTTTTCCCTGACCTCTTGCGGCTAAATAAAGTACATAATTATTGTGCATCATTGCCCATAATAATAATTCTTGAAACCATCGCAGACGAATGGTTTTAAATTGTAATACATCCTTTACAAATCTTTGAGGATTTGCTCTATAATAACCAGCACGCCAAGCGATGGTATTCATTAATTTTTTATGCTTTTCTTCTTTAACTTCATCTATGCTTCTGGTTTCTTCTATGAATTCAGCCATTATTCATCATCCGATGCAAATTCTTCGTTCATTTTATTTCCGAAGATTTCATCAAAAATAGCTTCCGTATCGTCATCCTCACTATACTCAGGACGCTTTACAGTTAGCTTACCGATAAAGTTTTCATAAATAGAAGAAAAAGCATTTTTAATATTAAGCATCTTAACAAGATGACCTTTGAAGAACACATCTATTAACAAACCAATTTTATCAATATCAGCCCACTCACCCTCAGGTTCAGGAATTGGTTTTTCCATTTCCCAAGCTTTAATCAATTCGCCAAAACTTTTCTGATCAGTCATTGCATCTGTAGAGTTTTGAGTAGGTTTAATACCTAAACTTGTCATAATATCTTGACAAGATTTAATAGCATCTTTAGGGTCTGACCCCTCTTTAGCTAATTGTCTTGCCCTCATATCCTGTATACATAATTGCTCAAACAACACCTCTTGCGCTTTTGCTTCAGCAGGATATCGAGATACCCAATCTTCGTAAGCGCTTTCCAACTGATATAATTCTTCAGACGAGTAAGCGCCAAACCTTTTACGTCCACGTTTAATTATTTCTTGGTCTTCATCTATAATTTCAATTTTATCTGGCCTTGACACAGAATACTTTTCACCATATTCTGAATTTTCCCATGTCTTACCTTTATAAGCTGGAAGACTATTAATCTGAGACATATACCTTTGAAATGGCATCATCTTAGATTTACCAGATTCGTTCGATTCTTCATTATTGTATGAATTAACACAACTGATATATAAACTTTCAATAAAAGGTTTATCCATTTTTCGCAAAACTCTTTGTACAGATATTTTTGTTTCTTTAGGAGGATCTGTGGGTTTTTCTATATTTTCAGCTTCTCTAAAAACACATTCTTTACATATAGGATAATATCCATGTATTGTATTTCCATCTGCGTAGAAGTTTTCTTTCTTAGCTGTTTTTAATCGTCCACAAGAAGGACATACCAAATCATCACATTTTGTGATTCTTGTATAGCGTTCTGCAAGAGCATTATATTCGTTTCGCAAATCGCCTATTCTCATTTTTTTTACAGTATCTTGGCTCTTAACCTCACGAAGATAAGCCATGCAATCACCTTCCTTTTTTATCACTTTAATCCGTCAAAAGTTAGTTACATAAGAAATAGCAGAGACAAGATTTGAACTTGTGACCTCCAGCTTATGGGGCTGGCGAGATAGACCGAACTTCTCCACTCTGCGATATAATAAAGAAGAGACACGCTTACACGTATCTCTTCCTATTTATAATATAATTTTATATGATTCATTATGACCATAAATATGATGAAAACCAAAAATCTTAACTGCTGGTTTATTGCCTTTAAAAATACTATCCGCATAAGGATCACACCCTACAAAACTTGGACATACCAAAATCTCAGTATCATGGCAGCATCCTTCAGAGCCACTGATTTCTTTACTGGTATGCGTATGCCCAATAATCAGATAATCAACCATCTCATCCTGTTTAGCAGACAACATACTCAAGGCATTTTCAAAACTCTTAATCTGATGTCCATGCATTGCAATTACGTTGAATCCAGTCACATCAATTTTAGTAAACCATTCACCTTCTTTAGGCGTATAAACTGTAATTCGCTCATTTGGTAAACATAAGTCTTCAATATAATGTCCAATAATATACTCTACATCTTCATCCATTAACTCATTAGGTTTTGTACCAAGCACTCTAAGCTGAGAATGATTTGATGAGCCTACATGATAGTATTTAATATAAGTATGTTTAGACAATTCTGTTAAGAATGCGGCTACAGTTTTAGATACTTCAACAACAGCAGCCACCATAGAGGAATCATTAATCTTTAAATCATTGGCATGAATGAGACCTTGAACAAAATCACCCAAACCAAGTACTGTTAGTTCTTTAACCTTATGAGAGCGAATAAAGTTCACGATATCCACAACCAACAGATCAAATCTATCTTTCATAATATCCAATGAATATTCATTAGTTAAAGATGTAAACTTTGCACCTGCATGAATATCTGCAAGACACAAAACATATGTCTCTTCACTGTCATCACTTACTTGAATAGCATTAAACTCAGGCACAGGAATAGTCTGAGCCAAGCTATGAACTTGTTCAAAGAACAATTCCCTACGAGCCTGTTCTCTATCAATCCTGTTGCGTTCAATGTTTAATGTCTGTATTTTAATTCTTTCACGTCTCAATTCTTCAAGTTGTTTCCGAATATTAGGATCGTATTCTGCATCTGAAACCATAGCACTAAACACATTGTCATAATATCTTTTAGCGGTAGAAATTTGACGTCTATAAGTATCACTGTTTTTCCATTGGCTTTCATCTGTATATAACTGGGCATTTACTATATCAGCCACGTCTTTCCATGAATCAATCAGCCCGTCACCAATATAATGCCCGATTCTCCAAATATATTGTTCTTCTGATTCAGTGGGTAATTTATTTAATAATTGTTTATCCATATATTATCCTCATTCAAAAATATAAGTTAATTCAACATCCTGCCCAATAATCTTATCTACAACACCCAAGTCCTTACCCTTATCAGCAAAGAAGTAATATTCCTTGTCAAAAGTCTTATCATAGAACTCTGGATCAATCTTGGTTACAGACAAAATCATTTTCTTGATTCTTTCCTCGGTATAGTCATTAAAAGCAATGAAATCTTTAACCTTAGAATTAGAACCAGCAATATCAATGGTTCCGTCATGCTGAAGGAATGTTGTATTTTCAAATGCAATTCTGTCATGCCCGTTAATATAGATATAGTAAGCAGCCGATGCTACAAATCCCATACCTACTGTTCTA